CGAAGTCTCTAGCGAATCACTCGGTGATGCGTCAATCAGCTACGCAGCAAAACGCGGCGGAATGCAAGCCAATCAGTACGGCAAGATGGCGCTGTCTTTTGCGCCATGCCTCGCGGCCATCTCACCAACGAAGCAATACAGGGTGTGGCTTGTATGAATATTTATGCTCGCAACCTAAGCCAATTAGCTACGCTGTACGCTCGAACAGGCGTTAATGGCTACGGTGAGCCAAGCTATGGCGCTGGCATAACGATTCGTTGCCGCTGGCAGGACGTGGCGCAAAACCTGATTGACGCGCAAGGTCAAGATTTTGTGAGCCGCTCGGTCATATACGTTGGCGCACAAGCCAAAGCGGGTGACCGCATCGCTTACGGTTCCGGCGCGAGCTTTTCCGAGTCGGACGAAATTAAAACGGTTTTCACGTCGCCATCACTCGATGGCCGCGAGTCGCTGATAAAGGTGGCGGTATGAGCCTCGAACAAGTCGCCATGAATCTCTCAAAAAAGATAAAAGAAATCGAAGGCGCAACCGTGACCGGATTATACAAAGCGGGGCTAATGATTGAGCGCGAGGCGATTGAACGCACACCAAAAGCCACCGGAAATTTGCGCAATAGTTTTAAGACGATTCGTCACGAAAAAGACGTTGAAATTAAAAACACCGCCGACTATGCGCTGAAAGTCCATGAAGATTTGCAAGCGCGTCACTTGATTGGCGAAGCTAAGTATTTAGAAAACGCGATCAAGGCAAAAACAGGTGATGCGTTAAAAATTATCGCCGACAACGCGAGGAAGGCCGTATGAGTTCGCCTGCCTACGCTGTTGCTGAATATCTTGATGATGTGACCAGTCTTGTGATTGGCACAAGCCTGTTTGTCAGCAACGAGCCGCCAAAACCTGATGCGTGTGTGACTGTCTATGACACAGGCGGGAATGCGCCAATCGACAACATGGAAACGCCTGTCGAGTCACGTCAGCCGACGATACAGGTGAGGGTGCGCAATAAAACATATTCGGCAGCTTATGCACAGGCGGAAGATATTTGCAGCAAGATGGCGCTGCTACTCGGCCAACACGGCATTAAACAGGCATCGCAGGTCGCGGACATCCTGCCAATCGGAAACGATGAGAATGCTCGCATCCTTTTAACCATCAACTTTGAGCTTTTTATCTAGCTCGGGAGCAATAAAAATGGCAACTAACGCACGCGGCACTGCAATCTGGCTTTACGATACAACCGGCACTGCCGTTGTAAAACTGGGATGCCCTACATCATACTCCGGCATCGGATTGAGCCGAGACATCACCGAGTCTGAGGCTTGCTTGGAGACCGGCGAGACGACGAAGTTCACCGGCAACCTGAAAAAGAATGACATCACTATCAACATCAACTGGGATGCTGAAAATAGCTCCCATAAGCTGATTTGGGATGCCGTCAACAACGGAACGGAAGACATGGCTTTTGTCATCGGCTTGTCTGGAGATAACACAGCGCCAACGTGGGCATCAGGCGACTGGTCTTTAGCAACTGGTCGTTCATGGATTAAGATTGTTGCCAGCGTCGCGACGATGAATATTGACCTGTCATCGCCAGCTTACAAGGGCACCATCACGCTGTCCGTCAAAACAATCAGCATCATCAAGGCAACGACATGAATCTTGACGATTTTAAGAAAATTGCACTCGTTGATAAAACCCTGACCGAGAAAACAATTTCTTGGAAAGGGTTTGCCGACGGTAAAGAAAAGGATTTTTCAGCGACTTTTTTTGTTGCAGAAGCGTCGCATTCTACGATGGCAGACGTGGTGAAAGAAGCACGAGACGCGAACGCAGAGCCGCGCACGGAGTATCTTTTCATCGCGGCCTACATACGCAACAAAGACGGCAAACGCATTTTCAGCTACACGGAAGTTGCTGACATGAAGCCGGAGATTGTCTCACTGCTTTATCCGATAACCATTGAGCAATTCGCCGGGATGCGCGACCCAAAAAAAGCCTCACGCCAGAAGAAGACTTCTGGTGTGAGTTAGTGCTGAACGGCATCGGTGGCCGCACGATTGCCGAAGCCATGCGAGCCATGCCATATGATGAGGTGTACATATGGCAGGCTTATCAGCGGAAATACGGCACTCTGAGCATCGCTCGGCGCGTCGATTATGCAGGGGCGTTGATTTCATACATGCAGGGCAAGACCGCCAAGCCTGAGTCAACCATCGAGGATTTTATGTTCCGCGAGATTGAAGAAAAAACAGAAGAAGAAATCAACGATGGAGTGTTGGCATTCTTCGGGAGCATGAGCGATGGCAACTGAAATCGGGCAACTATCCGTAAAGCTCCTGATGGATGCAGGGGCGCTCACGACCGGCGCAAAGGAGGCCACTGGCGGCCTGAAAAAGCTCGAGCTTGGTGCTATTGCCACAAGAGCTGGACTCGCGCTGGCAACCGCAGCCGCCGCCGCAACAGCTGCGGCCATCTTCGGCATTGTCAAAGCAACAAGTGACGCAGCCGCAGAGCAGGCGCAGCTCGCAACAGTGCTGAAATCAACGGGACAGGCCGCAGGCTATACTCAAAAAAGCCTGAACGACATGGGCGAGGCGCTTCGGAAGAACTCGGCATTTGACGGCGGCGACATCACCAAGGCTCAGACCGCGCTGCTGGCTTTTACCGGCATCACCGGCGAGCAATTCCCAAAGGCGTTGCAGGCAGCGGCGGACATGGCGGCACGTACCGGCATGACGATACAGCAGGCATCAGAAACCATCGGTCGTGCGCTCGATGTACCATCACAAGGCATGTCTTCACTTTCAAAGCAAGGATTCCGGTTTAGTGAAGAGCAAAAGAAAGTCGTAGAGCAACTGGAAAAAACAGGCGAAGCTGCAAAGGCGCAAAACATTATTTTAGAGGCGCTGACAGACACATACGGAGGCGCTGCTGAGGCAGCCAGAAAAACCTTCGGCGGCGCACTGGAGGCGCTGGCGAATCAGATCAAAGATAACTTGACCGGGAGCGATGGCTCGTTTGACGGCGCGTCAAAGGCCATTAACAAACTCACAGAGACCCTCAACGACCCAAACGTCAAGGCGGGCATTGCGTCCATTATCTCAGGCATTGCCGCAATCACTAGCGGGCTAGTCTCATTCGTTGCTACTACTGCCAGCATCTCGGCACAAGTGCCGGACTTTATCAAATATCTCCTTGGCTTTGGACATGACGATTCCGTCGGCAAGCGAGTGCTTCAGATTGGCGAGCTGACCGCCAAGATTGATGAGATGGAAAAAGAGTGGGCGGGGTTTGATAAGCCGTCGGACGTTACGATTCAGCTCGGACAGATGCGCACCGAGCTGAGACGACTGCAAGCCTCTGAGGATGCGTACCAGGAAACATTGCGCCAAGAAGAAGCCGCTCAGAAGGCCGCAGCAAAAGCGGCTGCTGATTCGGTTGAGGAAAATAAGCGATTAGCGCTTGCCAAGGAAAAAGCTGCGGAAGCTGCAAAAGCTGCGGCGGATCTAAAAAAAGAAGATGCAGCGCGAGACGAAGCTGACAAGGCGCGGCTGTCTGAAATCGCCAGCATCATCGGAAACCTTGGAGACAGGTACGATGCGCTGGCCATGAGCGAGGCGGATAGCACTGCAAAAAAACTGGAATGGCTCGCTGCGACAGATCAGCAGATACAGTACGCCGGTGCAATGACGAGCGCATTAAAAGAGTGGTCAGATTTTAATACATTAAAACCGCTAAACGCAGACGAAATCATCGGCAATGGCGTTGATGAGTTCAAGAGCGACGAAGAAAAAGAAAATGAGCGATATGAAGCGCAGTTAGAGCGGTTCAAAAAGCACCAAGAGGACATGGCGATACAAGGTAAAATATCCGCGACGACGATGGAGGACTTAGAGCGAGTTCATCAAGAAAACTTGAGCAACATCCGCAGGCAATTCACGGACTCAGACATTAGTAAAACACAATCGGCGCTCGGCTCAATCAGCACATTGATGAATAGCCATTCCCGTAAGATGTTTGAGATTGGCAAGGCCGCTGCCATTGCTAATGCCATTGTTTCAACCGCTTTAGGCGTGACAAAAGCGATGGAGATTCCTTTTATCGGCTGGGCAATGGCTCCTCTGGTTGCAGCCGCTGGCATTGCGCAGATTCAGGCAATACGCTCTACGACTTTTGGCGGTGGCGGAGGGGGCGTGACCAACACAATGGCGGTAAACGCGGCATCAACACCTGTTGCCGAGCAGCGGCCAACACAGCGCACAAATATCAATTTGCAAGGTGATTTTTTTAGCCGTGACGGTGTAATATCTCTGCTCAATGAGGCGTTCAAAGACGGCTACACCATCAACGGGGCGACGGCATGACGACCATAATATCGCCAGATTTTTACGTTCCGCACGCGCAGAATAATAATCCGCAGCCACCATTTCCGATGTCTCACGCTCGCATCGGTATTGATAGCGTTATCAAGCGCGGGCAGATAACCGCGAGCAGCACAGAAGCAGGATTCTTCGTTGATAATTTGGCAAGCCCCTGGACAAGTGAGCGATGGAAGCCGTCGACGATGCCCGCAACGCTCAATTTTTCTTTTGACGCGGCAGAGATTGATTACATCGGCATTGCCGCGCACAACATGGGCGATTTGGGCACCAGCATCAAGGTGGAGGTCACTACGGATGGCATCGCTTACACAGAGCTTTATTCAGCGCAAGTTGGCGAAAATGTGCCGATCATGTTGTTACTTGAGTCGTCTTTTATATCTGGTTTGCGCGTCACATTGACGGGAGATGATGCGCCAGAGCTTGGCGTTGTTTACGCGGGAAAAGCGTTGGCCATGCAGCGCTGTATCACGAGCGGATTCTCGCCGTTTACAATGGCCTATGACACTACTATTTACGGTGGCCTGAGCGAAGCGGGGCAATTCACAGCGCGAACGATTCGCAGGCAAGGCATAGACGTATCGGCAAGTTTTAATAATCTCTCCCCTCAGTGGGTGCGCTCAAATATCCGTCCATTGATTAAAAAGATGCGTTACAGACCATTCTTTTTTCTATGGAGGCCAGACCTTTATCCGTTTGAGGCGGCATACGTTTTTTGCGACAAAACAGACGCACCAAGTTATTCAAGTTATCAATTCATGACATGGCAATTCAGCGGGCGCGGGTGGACGGATGATTGATATTGATGATGCGACTGAGGTCATGGAGTGGGTCGAGTTTGACCAAGACTTCTGCATACGCACATTCGGCACAGCTCCTTGCGTGTCTAATCTTGCGGCAAACGGCAATCAGGAGTGTTTTAATACACGCCAAACGTGCGCTGACCCCGCGCATTACGAACGCGGTACGCTTACACTTAAGTTTTTCAAGCCGCAATCCTACAAGCCTATCGGTGCTAACTGGCTGCCGATGCTTCGCAATATTAGTGTTTCTCAATCAAGCATCAACCCCATCGGGGCAGATAGCGGCAGAAGCGCACTAGGCACCCGTGGCGGGCTGTCGGTTACGCTTCAGGATTGCCCTGATAGTGACCGCGTAACCGATAAATATCTTGATAATCGTATCGGCAGAATCCCGACATACGATCCTGAGGCTCTCGCTACTTTTTGGACAAAATGGCGTGCCCGCAACCCCTATTACATCGGGCGTGAAATTCGATATTGCACAGGGCTGATTGAGGGCGGAGAGCTGGTCGATGTTCAGACGAGAAGATTTTTTGTCACCGCATTATCGGGGCCAAATTCAGACGGTCGAGTGACGATTACGGCTCGTGATATTTTTAGCGTTTACGCTGACAAAAATATACAGATTCCTCCTGCCAGCAAAGGAAAATTGCTGGCAGATTTTGGAACAGCCGCTACTACTTTTACGCTAGACCCCGTCGGCATCGGCGCAGAATATGACGCAAGCGGCTGGATGTGTATCGGCTCTGAGATATTCGCCTTCACACGCTCAGGGGATGTTGTAACGCGAGGCGCTCAGTACGGCGAGTCCGTCAAGGCAGACCATCAGGCAGGCGACTCGGTTCAGCAGTGTCTCAACATCGTGGCAAAAAACCCTGCTCAGATTATGACGACAATTGTCAAAGATGTGGGCGGAATACCAGCAGAATATCTTGACGAAGCGCAATGGGCATCGGAACAAGTTAGCTATATGCCTCGTGTTTACTCGCGGATGATAGCCAAGCCTGAAGGTCTGGAGACGTGCCTTAACAGCATGAGCATGAGCATGTATTTTTATCCGATGTGGAATGACCGCATTGGAAAAATGCAAATAAGAGCTGTT